GAATAAAATACACAAATGGTATCGGAATTAAAGGGTAATCTTTGTCGGATATATAGGCTCTAAATGAGTTGCTATTATGTGTGTTTAGAGCGAATATGTGTACTACCAAAAGGGAACACCCCTTAAAACAAAGGAGGACACAGCATGAACGAGAAGATTACAAAGCAGGTCGAGGAAATGAAAAAGCAGACCATCGGAGTTGAAATCGAGATGGCAGAGATTACGAGGAACCAAGCCATAAAGGTTATCGCAAAATACTTCGGAACAGAGGAGACCATAAACCATGACGGAGGTTCCTACGATGCTTGGAGCTGCCGGGATACAAAGGGCAGAACATGGACGATAACAAGGGACGTAAGCATCCACGCATCAACAGACCTTAGAAAGGCGGAACTTGCAACCCCGATCCTTACCTACGAGGACATTGAAGACCTGCAGGAGATAGCAAGGCAGCTCAGACACAAGGGAGCAATCAGCAACCCGGAACACGGATGCGGAGTTCATGTTCACATCGGAGCAAACGGCCACACCCCACAGACACTTAGAAACCTCGCAAACATCATGGCAAGCCACGAGACCTTGATCGCGGATGCCTTAAAACTTGACCGGGGAAGAATGAGCAGATATTGCCGGACGGTTGACCCGACCTTCCTTGCAAACCTCAATAAGAAAAAGCCTAAGACCATGAGCAAGCTGGCAGACATTTGGTACGAGAGCCACGGAGCAAACTACGGCAGGAGCCACCATTACAACGATAGCAGATACCACATGCTGAACCTCCACGCAACTTTTACAAAGGGAACGGTTGAATTCAGACTTTTCCAATTCGACAACCCTACGGCAGAACGAAGAGGCGGGATTCACGCAGGACAGCTTAAAAGCTACATTCAGCTTTGCCTTGCACTTAGCCAGCTGGCAAAGGAAGTAAGGTCAGCAAGCCCAAGGGAACAGCAGAAGGAAAATCCAAAATACGCAATGAGAACATGGCTCCTTAGACTTGGATTCATCGGAGAGGAATTTGCAACAGCAAGAGAGATTCTTACAAGGAACCTTGCCGGGGACACAGCATTCAGACACGGAAGAGCAGCTTGAAGAGTACAAAGGAGATAGCCTCCTGCCACCTTAAAGACTGACCGCCTCAAGCGGTCTTAAGGTGGTAGAAGGGTATCCCCTTCGGAAAGGACGGATGCTATATGAAAAAATACTACATTGCTTACGGAAGTAACTTAAATGTTCCGCAGATGCGGATGCGATGCCCAAAGGCAACAATCCTCGGTACGGCAAACCTTAAAGGGTGGGAACTTTTATTTAAGGGGAGCAGAACGGGATCATACCTTACCATTGAGGAGAATGAAAATGAGACTGTTCCAGTTGCCATCTGGGAAGTAACGGAGTCTGACGAGGCTGCCCTCGACAGATACGAAGGCTACCCAAGGTTTTATTACAAGAAGGATATCAAACTCCAGTATAAGGGAATCCGAACCGGGAAGAGAAGAACGGTGACAGCTTTCGTTTACATCATGCATGAGAACAGACCCATCGGAGTTCCAACAGGCTTTTATATGAATACCTGCCTTGAGGGTTACGATACCTTTTATTTTGACAAGCGGGTGCTGATGAAAGCCTATCAGAAATCGAAGGAGGTGGCCGGCATTGAAGAGTAGAGTCAGAAGAGAATACACCTGCCCTAAGTGTGGTAAGGTTGTCAGAGAACCGCCTGCATTATCGAGGTCGGATAACAAAACTTATATCTGCCCGGACTGTGGAACGAGAGAGGCACTTGAAAGCATCGGTGTTGATGCAGAGGAGCAGGAGCAGATAATAAATACGATTCATAAGAATATGGGGGTGTGAGTATGTGGCATGAAGGAACAATCGGTATTCCCATCAAAGGTGGCAAGACTAAGATTGCCCACTACTGGGTTAAGGCTTATGAGCGTGGAAGTAAATACGGAATCAACGGAGGAAGGATATCGAAACTTACGATAAAAATCGATGGCGAGACGGTTGCCAACTATGACCGGGGATGGGATATAAAGCCGGAGGATCATGATGATGCAGCCTTAATCGCATACAGCATCCTTCTGATGGATTACAACTAAAGCAAAATCATGAAAGGAAGAATCAAGGATCCGAAAGGGTCCTTTTTTCGTGGTCAGAATTATGGTGAGAAGATTAAAAAAATACATACCTACAAAGTTCATGGCAGAAACTTCTCACTATGACAAGAAGGCTGCCGACTTTGTCGTAACCTTTATTGAGCAGTTAAGACACACGAAGGGAGAGTTTTATAATAAGCCATTTGAACTGATAGACTGGCAGGAACAGATAATACGTGATATCTACGGGATATTAAAAGAGGACGGAACCCGTCAGTTTCGGACTGTATATATTGAGGTCCCTAAAAAATGTGGGAAGGAACTTGCGTTTGACACTCCGATACCTACCCCTGCCGGATGGACTACGATGGGTAAAATCAATGTCGGTGATAGGGTTTTCGATGAGAATGGTGTGCCTTGCAATGTTGTGGCAAAAAGTAAGCCTGATTATGATGAACAGGCATACCGAATCACATTTAAGGATGGTGAGGTTATAGAGGCAGGTGCTAATCATCAATGGTATGGTGAGTATACACATGGAAAACGAAAAGCTAAGATCATGACTACAGAGGAGATTGCAGAAAAAACATACTTTGATGGATGTTATCGTTTTCGTATTGCTCTTAATGGGTGCGTAAAATATGATGAGGTAGTTCTTCCTGTGGAACCATACCTTATGGGTTACTGGCTTGGTAACGGGAATGCATCTGAACCCGTGATAACGGTGCAGACAAAGGATGTTCCATATGTATCCAAGAGGGTATCAAGGCATCATAAGATAAAAAGAATATGGCAGAATGTGGGTGACAGTAAGAAGTTATCTATTCCAGACTTAAAAGCTATCCTGCTTGAGTCATTTCACGATAAGGTCATCCCAGAAGAATACTTGCAGGCATCTAAGGAGCAGAGACTTGCACTGCTGCAAGGGCTGATGGATTCTGATGGATGTATAAATGAGATAAAAGGGCAGGCAACATATACCTCTACCGAAAAGGGACTCGCAGAAAGCGTTAGTGAACTTCTGTGGAGCCTTGGAATTAAAAATGCAATAACCACAGCGGTATCAACGCAAAGAGCAGACTGGAATAAGCCAAGTCAGGAATGTGGAAGGATTGCAACAGGGGAAACATTATATTTTGTAAAATTCACGGCATTTGATGATATAAGGGTTGCCGGACTTGATAGAAAGCAATGTAATGCCATTCCTCGAAATCCTAATCAGCGAAGTCAGTACAGATATATTGATAGGATTGAAAAGATACCGAATACAGGAATGCAGTGTATACAGGTAGACAGCCCTTCACATCAGTATCTTGTTGGCAAGAGTTATGTTCCGACACATAATTCCGAACTCGCATCGGCAGTCTGTTTATATATGCTATGCGCTGATGGAGAACAGCGTGGTGAGGTTTATGGTTGTGCTGCAGATAGAGAGCAAAGTTCCCTTGTATTTGATGTAGCCTGCGACATGGTAAGACTATGCCCGGCTCTTCAAAAGAGATGTATGATTAAACCAAGCCGTAAGACGATAGCTTTCGGACCCACAAACTCGACCTATAAGGCTCTGTCAGCCGATGTTGCAGGCAAGTCCGGGGTTAATGTTTCGGCTCTTATATTTGATGAACTCTGGGTGCAGAAGGACAGAAAGTTCTTTGACATGATGACGGTCGGTACTTCCGATGCAAGACGTCAGCCCCTGCACTTTATCATCACAACAGCCGGACAGGATACAAACAGTATCTGCTACGAGATACACCAAAAGGCGGTAGATATTTTGGAGGGAAGAAAAACAGACCCTACATTCTATCCCGTGATATACGGAGCAGACCAGGACGATGATTGGACAGACCCAAAGGTATGGTATAAAGCCAATCCGAGCCTTGGCATCACGATTGATGAAAGTAAGGTCGCAGAGGCTTGTGAATCTGCAAAGCAGAATCCGGCAGAAGAGAATGCCTTCAGACAGTTAAGGCTTAATCAGTGGGTTAAGCAGGCAGTCAGATGGATGCCGATGGATAAGTGGGATAAATGTGCGTTCCCTGTTAACGAAAGGGAACTGGAAGGCCGTATCTGTTATGGAGGTTTGGATTTAAGTAGTACAACAGAC